TGTTTGCAAGTTCTAAAAGGTGGTCGTATATCTCATCTGACATGATTGGACTACCTTCATAATACGCTTGCGCTGCTGTTCTAACTAAATTATCTATCATTTGCCTATGTGTTCAATGTCGCTATTCGGTATAACTTGGTAGGCACCTTTGTTATATGCAATAGAGACTGTATATTGTTTACTTATTTCTTTCTTATAGGAAGTGTCTTTTGGAACTTTATACTTTCCAATTGGAGCACTTTCTATCTCTTTTTTCTTTTTATTTTCTGCGTAGTCTTTACGCTTAACTGCTGACCAACCAATCTTGGCTTTTGATTTCCTAGCTGTTGGTAGTCTTTTTCGTTTACGCCCATATTGGTCGTAGCTTATGCTTCCTTTTATAATCATATGTATATTATACTAAAATTCTAAGGAATTGTCAAGAAGTATTTTTCTCTTGGTATGTATTCTGTATTAAATCTGCGAACTCTCTTTCTAATATCTCTTTACTTTCTGCTAACGATATGATTTCAACTAATCCTTGAAAGAGCTCTCTAGTGTTATTGAAGTCTATAGACATAGCTATACCGTCCTTACTAGGCTTCCAGTTTTCATCAAAGTCTTGATAGTACTTACGAAGATGTAAATATTCTTTCCCCCTAAAACTATTTATTACTAGTCTTATCTGTTCTGAATTATCTTCGTTGATTGAAATAACTTTTTCATATGTTGCGGGCGCTTCATAGAGGTTCATTTTTTATCACCTTGTTTAATGGAACTATTGAAGTTACATTGTCAGGTATCAGTATTCTGTATGAATCTGTATCCCAGCAAAAACATAAAACAGTATGTTGTCCTGCTTTAGCTCTAGTCTTTTTAGACTGAATATACTTGTTATCGAAATCCATTGTGCAAACATTATATTTAAGTTTGCGACTATTTTGACTTCTGTAAGTAATTATTGCATCGCCTGCTCTGTTCATCTTTTCAATGAACTCTTTTTTCTTCATATCGCTCCTTAGTTAATAGTTGAAAATTTTCTTCTTTTTAACTTAAGGTCAATATTTTCGACACAAAAATACCCCGAATCTAGTCGGGGTAATAACTTACGAGTTTAGTTTGTTGATAATGTCAGCAAAGTAATTCGCTGCTTTACCTGTTAATTTATCAATGATTGACATATCTACATCATGTCCTGCATCACTGATAGCTGCACTGAGGTTGTCTTGGGCGTCTTGTTTTGATACTCTAGTTCCACCTGTGCTACCACCTGAGGATTTAGCTGCTGGAGTCTTTTTAACATAAACTCCTGCTTTTGTCAAAATCATTCTAACACCATTTGGTGTTTGTCCAAGCTGCTCAGCTATGTCAGCTACAATCTCCATACTATTTTCTGGAGTTGGTTCTTCTGCAGTATATAAGTCTACTGCTTCTTGTTTTGTTTCATCTGTCCAAGTTGACATTCTTCTTCTCCTGTTTTTGTAAGATTCTGGCAAGCCTGGGCACCAGCCTGTAGCTTGTCGCATCTGAAAATAAAATCTATCACTCATAATGACTTCTTTCCTAAATTTATAATATATTATATTAAATTTTGAAAGATTTGTCAAGAACTATTTTAGGCATGCTTAAGAAAAATGTTTTCTGAGTGCCTCTAACTTATCTTCAAGTGAAGCTAATTTTTCAATCTCTATATCAAGAGTTTCTATAATATCCCCATGTTCCGCAAGCCCTACATGAGAGCCTAGGAGGACATCGATATTTGCCTTGTGGGCTTCAATTGCTCCTTCATATAATAATATGAGAGCTTTTACTAATTTTTCTCTATAATTGCTCATGTGTTCTCAAATAATGTTAATAAATACTTAGCACAAAATCTTTCTCTGAGGTTATCACTTACGATACACCCCAACAAAAAGACTGCACCAAGAGTTAGTCCTGCCAAAAATATTAAAAATATTACTGGCCAAAATCGTGTTGTTGTATGGTTTGGGTGGGTTTTTCGCATAAAGTTATGTATCGGCCACCACAGACGATACATTAACATTCCTACGCTTGACATATAAAATGCCAAGAAAATTTCCCACATTGATAATCCTTATAAATATTCTTTTAAGTGTCTTAAACTTCCTAGTTCATAGGCTAATGCAAAACTTGTATAGCCCGTTCTACTTCCATCTAGCCATGGAAAGAATGTTTGTGAAGTGTCGCAAGGTTCTAAAACCCATAGTCTATAACAAGGACACCCATACTTTTCTTCATTGTATGGAGTATCATATTCTGCTACAATTTCTGCAAACTTATTGTTTCTTGGTGACCATACTCTCTCACCTATTTGAAACTTTTCACTTACACACTGCTCTGGTAACATTGCTCTTCTTTTTCCCTCATGGTCAGATTCTGCTAACTTCTGAGGAACACCGAGCCTTTCTATTATGTTTTTAACAAAAGAAGATGAACGATAAATACTTTGTGCAATAGTAGAGATGTTATCTCCATCTAAGTAGCTTTGAACTACCATACGAATCTCATCTTTGGTAGCCATCTTTCCTTTATTTTGTGCTTTTCTTCTTTGTCGAAACTCTTGCGTGTCTCTCCATTCTTCTATTATTTTTGCTAGTCTGGTCGTGTTATACCTTATATTTAAAATATTACAAGCTTCCTTTTTAGTTATAGGATTATCTTGCTCTAGCAAGGACACAACTTTTTCAATGTTTGTGTCCGATAGTTTTTCGTATGATTTACTTTTTATCATAGTGTTCACTCCCTAATAATATGATTGCGTAGTGTACTATTTTTAATAAATCTTTTTCATTGTATCCGTCTTTCTTACCATATCTTTGTGCATATTTAATTATATTTCCAATACAAAATCCTTCTCCATGTCCTGCATCAAATATAAATTCAGTAGATTGTAGTTTGTCCTGAGAGTAATGTTTATCATATGTAGACTTAATATAGTTTGATACCCATATTAGTACTTTATCTTCATTAAACTTCATTAGTTAACATCTCCACTAAACTACTATATCCTCCTATCCTCTCTCCATTTAATATTATTTGTGGAAAGGTTCTAGCAGTTGGAAACTCTTTCATAAAAGTTTGTGCAGTATAATCTTCTCCCATCATTAGATAAGTTACTTTGCAACCTCTTTGCTCTGCTAGTGCTTTCGCTCTAGTACAATACGGGCAGTTTGGTTTACTATATATTACTACTACATTCACTTTGCTGTAATCCTTTTATCATAATCTGCATAATCTTCATTCCACCAATGAGGTTTATCTCTATACTTCCAACTAGCAAATGTTGCTTTGTCTAGGTGATAGTAGTCTCGGTAAGATTGAATCGGATTACCTTCCATTTTGAGCTCGTCCGGCATGGCTAGTAGGAACTCCGTCATTCCAAGTCTAGGCATGTTTTTGGGTTCTGGTAGTCTGTTGATAACTTCCACCACTGATTTATGCTGCTTCCCGTATCTATAAAAATATTCGTCGTTGAGGGCGTTTGCATAACAGTGAACCCATTCGAAGTTATCAAGAGATGACCGAGTCCAAATTGTGCACGGGTGGTTGTACATCATAGGAAGGTAAGGTGTTAAAGGTCTCTCCTCCATTGGCAAATGTTTTATTTCTGACTTTCGAGAATTAAGTTCTCGAGTTTCCTCTTTATTCAATGCTCTCGGAACGAAACCTAAAACTGAATCCACCCAGACGGCCGTACATAGCAGCTGGGCTGCCTCTAACGGCATCTTAACGATGTGCTTATCTACATGATATTCTGCACACTTGTCGAGATTTTCGTCTAAATAAAATAAATTCATAATACATATTATACAGAAATATTGACCTGTTGTCAAGACTTATTTTTAGTGAGGTTTGCGGTGAGGTGGGGTGTAAGAAGTCGAAAGTCGAACTACGAGTGAGTCCGACTTTCATGTATTGAGATAATTATTTTCCGAACGCCTTGCCTGCTTCAGAAATACCAAATGCTCCTAGTGTTACAACTACAAAAGAAGTATAAATTGTGTCTGACACTTTTAAGTCCATACCCCAAAATGCTGTAATTAAATCACACATTCCGAATACGACCATCAAGAAGAAAGAGATAAAACCTATAATAGCTTTTTCATTTATGTCATTATCATCTAGGAATAAATCCATAAACTTTCTCTTTGGAGGAGCAAGCTGGTCTCGCGCCTTCTTTGCTTCTTCTTTTAGTTCAGTAATTGTATCTTCCGCTGCGTCGAGTTTATCGACTAAGGTCATATACTTATCTAAATCAATTTGAACTTCGTTTCTCGAATTGTCAGTTGTTGCATCTGCCATGATTATTTATCCTTTGCCTTTCCGACATTTAATGCGACCCAATCAAGAACTTTATAAATTTTCTTGACCCAGCCATCA